TGCTGGCTACTGCCAGTGCACCATGCCTTTCGGTTTAGGTGTAATGGGTCAGGATGACCGTCTTCGCGCTGGGTCTTTGGAGGAGTCATGCCTAAAATAGTTACTAGTCCTAAAGCTGTCAATGCCTCACATGTTGAGTGGTTTAAGAATCGTTCTAACGGCATCGTTTCAGAGGGTGAGTCATCTTTTGATGAGTCACTTTCTTGGGACGACGTCGTAACCTACGGGGATAATTTTCCCGATTGGCGAACGAGACTTATGAAAGGCCTCGAATGTACCACTTCCCTTACGGGGACTGTTACAAAAGTTGCCTATCAACCGGGAACTTATTCCCGGAGCACAAAGTACGTGGGGCCTCCTGGCAGCTCAAGCGGTAACTACAGGAACTACAAGATCGACGGGGCTTTATTTAGCCTCCCGGTCTACGCTAGTCCTAATAGCATTTCAACTTCTCTCGCTACTCAGCGCGGTCTAGAAGCGCTTGCTAAAGCGATCCGCCAGGCTCAGACCTCCCTCGCAGGGGGCCAGCAGACTGGTGAACTTGCCGAAGCAGTGCGCATGATACGAAGTCCGTTGTCCTCTTTAAGACAGAGCCTGTTCGAGCTGAAAAGGATCGCAAAGAAGCGATCCCTCAGTTTCGTCTCCAGCAAGTCACAATATGACGAGATGGTCCGTCGTAATAGACGGAAGGCAAGGGCTTTTAAGAGGATGCTGACCGACACTTACCTTGAATGGACCTATGGCATTCAGCCCCTAGTAGCCTCTATCGATGATATCAAGGAGGGGATTGACCGATTATCCAAGAGACGGACACGTAAGTACGTGGTCGTTGATGGACGATCCGACATCCCTTCCGAGCATTCATTGAGCAAGGCGATCGGTAATCTGAGTGCTGTTGGTACACGGTTGCGTATTAATAGCGCAATCGTTGTATACAGGGCGAGTGTCGACTGTGGAAGGCTAACTGATCCCATCGGAGTTATGAAGGCGACCGGTTTTCACTGGTCTGACTTTGTCCCTACGGTGTATCAGTTGTTCCCATACAGTTTCGTGTTAGATTACTTCTCCAATACTGGAGAGGTGATCGATGCGGCTTGTCTCAGGAAATCTGACGTACGATGGTCCAATCGGACTATCGTGCGTGAGGTCGTCCAGCGCCATACGAACATCAAAAGTGTTTATAAGGTGCCAAACGACTGGACCGAGACGAGTTCTACTCTAGTACCACATCAAGTTACCCGGGTTGACAGGACATTCACGCGCTCCGCCTACACCGGTTCGTTCGTCCCTCCTTTGAGGTTCGAGCTGCCGTTCGGTGGGTCGCGCAAATGGCTGAATTTATCAGCACTTGTCTCTGCTCGGGGTTTATACTCAAAACCATAACGGAGTTACCTCCATGACGATCTCGATTACGTCTCCTATCACGGGCGGGGCTCAGACGGGTTTTACAAGCCCGACTTACACCCATGTCCCTGATACGGCTCCTGATGTTAACGCAAAACAGTATGCGGTTACCGCTCTTGGCGGTACGCAGACTGGGGTGCGCGCACATTCTGGGACCGACCCGTTCACGATTACTTACTTCAAGCCTAAGACTTTTAAGGGTCTCGGGTTTGCGGATAGTAACGGGAACTATCAGAAAGTCGCGATGAATCGGCACCGCCTCCTTGTGAGGAAGGGTGTTATCCCCGCCACTGATCAGCCTGCGCAGGTCGCGAAGATCGACATTATGATCGATATTCCGGCCGGTTCGGATGTCAATGACGCGGCGAATCTTCGTGCGATGACTTCTGCCTTGGTTGGAGCCCTGAGTCAGCTTTCGGCTGGCCTGGGTGACACCGTGGTAACTGGGATCATGTGATGAAAAACAAGGTCCTGGTTAAGAAGCTCATTGGCTACATTTCGGCCGTCCTGTTGCTTATGCTTGAGGGAGACAGTTTCCTGTCTGCTCTTAAGGAAGCCTTTAGTGCGGTCGCTCTAACTTAAGGATATATATACAATGGGTACCGTTTGCCATATGGTGACTACCACCACGCTTCGTAAAAACACGCCCTCTCTATTCGCGGACCTTATGTGGTACGCGGAGCGGGAGCCAGCGTGCTTCAAGCTCATGCTTAGTAAATGTCTCTCAGGTAAGGAGAGTGTCAGCTTGCTGAAACTCAATGCCTTATTGATCGCCATGTACGAAAGAGTGAGCTTCGAACCTATGGAGGTGTGGCTCAAAGGCTTGGCACCGGTGACTCGCAAGAGTCACTGTGGCAAGTACGTATATGTCGTAAGTCAGAAATGAAGCCCTTTCTGGAACAGGGCGTCGGTCCTAAAGCCGACGATCTTTACCAGCTACTTCTTCTGGATCTAGGGATTGATCACGCAAGTGATCAGTGGCCCGGTATGACCCTTAAGGACGCTTATAAGCATTCCCTCGCCAAGAGCTTTATCAAGAAATTGGTAACGCACAAAGCAGAAGATGCCGATGAAGTGGCCTACAGGAAATTCCTTGCAGCTAACGAAAGCTGTAGGAAGTTCTCTTTCATGCCGGTCCATTCGGGGGATGAAGAGCTAATAGGCGGAATTAAAAAAGCCGCCGACGAGTTCTTTCATCCTTCAGGCCGGATGCTCTGGGAATCCTATTCTGAGATCTTGAATCTCGGGAAAGGAGGACCAGGGGCGAGTCTTGCGACTCGTGGTAAGGACTTCTATACGAAGTACTACTCATCTTGCCTCTCGACAACCTCTCCAGAATTGTACTTGATGTACAATGCATGGGCGCGTCTCTTCCCTGAGTGGTCGAATGCGGAGTTAATCCGCCGCGAAAACTCTGGTGAATACGTCCTATGTAGTGGCAGTCGTTTGAGCTTCGTCCCGAAAACGAACGATGTTTCACGGTCTATCTGTACTGAGCCTTCGCTGAATATGTTTTTCCAGCTTGGCTTAGGTAAGATTATAGAGGCAAGGCTCCAGCGGTCCTACGGGATCCGCTTGAGTACTCAGCCGGACTATAACCGTGAATTGGCACGTATTGGGAGTATTGATGAGTCGTTCGTAACGATCGACTTGTCCTCTGCTTCCGATACCATCTCCTTGAATTTGTGTAGGGATATCCTCCCATCCTGGGTTTATGAGACCCTGGCTGAGTTAAGATCTCCTTGCACAACCTATAGGGGTGTGTCAACGGAACTATCGATGGTTAGTACGATGGGGAATGGTTTTACATTTCCTCTTCAAACGGCCATCTTTAGTTTCCTCGTTGACTCCGTGTACCGTTCACACGGTATTCCTCTAGAGAAATCTACGAGGGAACGGGTTGGTAACTTCGCAGTCTTTGGAGACGACATCATTGTTCTACGCTCTTGCGCGGAACGGATGATTAGACTCCTTCGGATGTGCGGGTTCCAGCCTAACATGGAGAAGACCTTTGTGGAAGGTCCGTTCCGCGAATCATGTGGTCATGACTACTTTCGTGGTCATAACATTCGAGGTTTCTATCTAAAGGACCTCGACAGCATGGAATCGCGATACGTCGCAATCAACAGCCTTGTTGACTGGTCTGCACGTTCAGGGATCATGCTCTACCGGACGGTTGAAGCCCTACTCGAAAGTGTAAGGTGGCAACCTGTTCCGAGACATGAGAACCCTGAATGCGGCATTCGAGTCCCATCATCGTTAGCCAACGTCCGCCGTGGCCAGCATGGAAGTTACCTCTATAAGAGGCAGCAACCCCTGTCACAGCGGATTAGGATTGGCGATGGTTGGATCTCTAGTCAGCGGGGCGTGAGACGTTACTACAACCCTAGCGGGTTGCTGTTAGCGTTCTTACGCGGCGACGTGACTTCTGGAACGATCACGGTCAGGCATGACAGTGGTCGCTTCAGAACGAAGCAGGCGTGTACCCCGTCCTGGGATTACGCCTTAACGACCACGAGCCCCTTAAGACAGGGCCCGTGGCTTCGTGACCGGCACTGGGAAAGTGCCGCCTATTACCTGATCGGTAGTAGGACCCCGAGGGTGTGATACCCTCCTCTCTCATGC